ATAAGTCTTGTTCAAATAATTTATTAGCTGTTTCTAATTGATTTAATCTTTCTATTACACCAAAAGCAAACCATGCTCCTATTACAACCGCACTTATAAGCCCTATCAGATTCCTTAATGGAAGTCCGATTTGTGTATTTTCACTTACCTTCATAATAATTTTTCTAATAACATTAATGCTGCAGTCCCCACTCCAGCTAATAATACCCAATAGATTTTGTCTATCTTGCCGCCCAAACCTTCAATATCATCATGCATATGTTTAAGATGATTATTTTTAATTACATTAATATCTTTTTTTAAGCCTGTGACGTGTCCATAAAGAGCTACCAGATGTTCACCTGTAGTTTTAGGACTTTTAGCCATTATATTCCTTGTAACCTTGGATCTTTAGATGTAATATTTTTTGTAGCTTTAGGTCTAGCTATAGAGTCCATACTTCTTTTACGAAGTTGTACTTTAGCAGATTCCTGCTTTCTTCTATCATCTATTTGTTTTTTTAAATCTCTGATTAAGTTCATAGTCTACAAAGTATAACAAAATTAATTTTTAAGGCTAGAAAATAATGATTAACATTTCCATCTTCTACGAGCTTGTCGTATTCTAGAATTAGGATTATTTCTTGTCTTTGCAGAGCTTCTTTTTAATTGTCCTAATGATCTTGCGCAATAAGATTTTCTTCTTTTAGCTGCTTTACTACCAGGTTTTACTTTACCAGTTACAGCCATAGATAATTTAGAACCAGGATTAGCTCGTCTATAAGCTTTAATTCCTGCTCTAGTCATACCAGCACCTTTTTTAGTAGGTCGATAATATTTTTTTCTTCTAGGAATATCTCCAGTTCTTTTTCTAGGTTTAATTCTTGTTCTTGCCATAATTAAAAACTTCCCATTTCATCTGAACCACCTGGTCCACTTGATCCAGGTGAACCACCACTCATATCAGCTCCACCACCATAACCTGACATACCAGATCCTCTGCTTCCTATACTACCTTTAGATTGAGTGCTACCACCATAATTAGTTCTTGCTTTATCTTGAGGTGTAGGAGTATTTGAACCAAATTGACCTTTATCAATTCTTCCTTGTAAATCTCTTACACTTTCTCTGTTAATTGCAGCTTCTTGTTCTTTTTGTGCTTGATTATTTAAAGCAGCGCCTGCAATAAATGGTATTGCAAAAGGTGCAGCTACCGATAAAAGACTTCCACCAGTTAAAGCACTATAGGCAGATGAACCAATTCTAAATGCTGTTTGTACACCTGCAGGTATTCCTAATTTTTCCTCTACAAAATCATTATAAGCTTCTATATTTTTAGAAATTATATTATCAGCTTTTTCAAAAGCATTTTCTGTAGGTTTTTCAAAATCAAATTTAAAGAAACCACTTTTCTCTCTTTCTTTTTTTATATCTTCTATTTCATTATATTTTTGATCAAAAGTTTTTGGTGTTTGAAAATCTTTTATTTGTCCATCGTCACCTTCGAATATAGGACATACTCCATTAACAGACATTCTACCATTAGGACAAATAAATTCTTGCATTAAGTTCTACCTTGTCTATTATATTTTTTATAACTTCGTTTTTCATTTTTATTCAAAGTCTTTTTATGTCTTCTCGGTCTTTTCTTTGGTTTAGCTCTAGGTACGAAGTGGGTAAACTTTTGTTTAGCCATTTACTTTTTTTTCTTCTTCTTCTTTTTCATAGCTTTAGCTATTGCCATAGCTCTTTTCTTTTCATAAGAAGACATCTTACCATCTTTGTTAAGATCACCTTTTTTCATCATACGACCTGTAATTTTAGAGTTCTGCATTCTACCTTCGCCTGATCCTGCTCCAGCAGTCATTTTCATTTTTCTTTTTCTTTTCATATTAGTCCTTTTTCTTTCCTGGTCCAATGTTAATAGGAATCACTTTAGCTTTTTTCTTATTAATTATATCTGATGCAGAAGTATAATCTTTAGCTTTACCTTTATATAAAATTCCACCTTTGTAATTATCAGAAAGTTTATCTGATGGTTTTTCTGCCATCATTTCTCTTTCTTTAGATTTACCTTCTTCATAGCCGTCATCATCAATCATTTTAGATGTAGAAGTATCTTCGAAATCAACATCCATAATATCTTTTACAACATCTTTTGTTTTTTTAGCCATTAGTCTATCTCCACTTCTATTTTAAGTGATTTCATCATTTGCATATGATCAGCTTTTCTTTGATCATCTATTTTTACAACTTCATCTCCAGGATTTTGCATTGCTTTTTTTAACATAGCAGCATCTTCTACAGCACTAGGAAACTTGTCGTAAAATCTTTTATCAGCGTCTTTTACATCTTGAACGCTATATTGTTTTACTCCAATTTTATTTTTCATTTCATTCTCCTTTAAGTATTTTTATATCTTTACTAGAAGCTGGTGTTAACGTTTTACCTACAGACTTCATTTTAGATATAATAGCTTTATTTATTTTAGAATACGAATTACTATCGTCTTCTGATTTATTTGCCATTGCTTTTAAATCTGCGTCAGATACAGGATAAAGTTTTGCAGGTGGCGCAGTTTTACCTGCCAAATCTTTTTCAGTCTTTTCACTCATCTTTTAAGTCCTCCGGTGTACTTAATTTTTTATTCAATATACCTTGAAATACTGAATGTGTAAAGGTAGGAAGCATCATTTCGCTTATAGGCGATTTTACATGGCCAGTAGACCACGATATACAAGGAACACCTTTTTCGTCCCATGCTACTAAAGCATAGCCTTTTATATCTACTTTGGCGCTAATACGAATACAGGAATCATGAAAAGCATTTACTACTTCGTCATCTTGACGTTGTTCAACTTCTTTAGCTACAACTTTTCTAGGCGTTACTCTGTATGAATCAAGAGTAATAATGTTTGTTTTCGCCACGTTGCTTTCGTGTTTCATAATCTTCGTCCTCTGGATCATCGGGGTGAGTTACTAAAAATCCATCCCTTATACGCAATAAAGCTTGAACACATGTATCATGGATATCATCGTGCTTTCCATATGGAAATTGCGCTGATTCTTCTATAACACTCTTAGTCCAATCTTCATCCATAGTAAACACTAATCCACCTTCAAACATAGAAGATACACTATGTGTTCTAGAAACTTTATCTCGATCAGGAGAATAAGTAATTACAGGGATTCCTGATCGTCTTAAATCTTGTATTAAAGATTGCCCACTTGCTTTCTTTTCAATTAATACTTGATCAGGTCTCCATTCATAATAGCTATCGTTAGCTCTTTTACGAAGCTCTGGATATTCTAATCTATCTTTCCACGCATCTAATAATATCGTTGCAGCGTAAGGAACGTTATTTTCATCTCTAGCTGTAAACACTCCCCATGTAGTGCATGCAGAGAAGTCAGCAGTGCTTTTAGTCGAGTAAGCAGTATCATAAGATTGAACAACATAACTTAAAGTTGGAATTTTATCTCCATCATAAATATTCCACCAATCTCTTTTTATAATTGAGCCTTCTTCGTTACTAGGATTTTGTTGATACAACGCTGACCATACACGATCACCGACTGTAGCTTTTATTTTATTCAAGTCTTCTTTTGAATAAGCTTCAGGCCATAAAGCGTTACCAGAATTATCTATCGCCGGTAAATCTAAAACTTTCCAATCTTCTCCAGATTCATTTAAAATGTATCCAGCTAAATCGTCTTGGTGCCAACGAGTTTGAATAATAATAACTTTACCACCTGGTTGAAGTCGTGTGTAAGCTACCGCTTTATACCACTCTATAAGATTTCTTCTTTGAACTTCTGACTCAGCATCTTCTCGACCTTTAATCGGGTCATCGATAATTAATAAATGCGCACCTCTACCAGTAATCGCTCCTCCTGCACCAACCGCTGTATACGTTCCACCTTGCATCGTATGAAAACGTTTAGCTGATGTACTGTCTGATCTTAGAGCTACACTAGGAAACACATTATTAAAATCTGGTGATTGTAATTGATTTCGAACTTTACGACCAAAATCATCTGCTAATTCTTGAGCATAAGTTGATTGTATTACAAACTCATTTGGATTATTTCCTAGGTACCATGCTGGAAAGAACTCTGAACATAACATAGACTTTCCATGCCTTGGTGGCATGAATACTGCAAGACGTTTAATGGTTCCTTCTTCTAATTGTTGTAGATGTTTAGCAATCAGTTGTATATGAGCTGGATCCTTGTACCCAGGATACATATGTTTTGCATATTGTAATAAATTCTTACGAGCTTTAGATGTAGATAAAATTTTATTTAGATGTTCTATTACTTCCGCTGCCCGAGGATCCTTGGTCTCCTGAAATATCTGTATAGCTGACTTTAGTCGTTCCTTTAATGTCTGTTCTTGCATTTTGTTTTCCTGCGCCTATTGCACCTTTTTTTCGATACTCATCAAATTTATTTGCAACTAAATGTAATGGC